GCTAGAATCAGATCGGGATATGAACCTGTGAGAGCAGATGAATATCCAGACAGAATGGATTTACCTCATTTAAGTGAGGGAAAATTTAAAGGCACTATTGCAGTAGGTGGATTAATGTTAATGAGATGTCCGATTGAAGTTAAAGAGTCTAGGGATGAATATTTCCGAAACTTAACTAGCGATCAACAGAAATCAGTTGACAACGATCTTATGAGGGAAGAGCACCCCTCCATGCCAATTTCTAATGAAAGGCAGTCTCGGGTAGAATTTGGTGGAAACAAAAAATCTTAATGGTTAAGATCTATGTTACATCAACATTGTCTAAAGGAGACATAACATGGCTAATATAGATGCGAAATTTGGTCTTCGTCCATACGAAAGATCAGGTTCAAATTATAATAACCAGGGTGTTAATGCGTATCCTCTAAATCTAGAAGGCTCAAGCGGTGGTACAACAGATACAATCTTTACTGGTTCTCCAGTAATTCCACTAGCTTCAGGCATGATAGATCAAGTAGGCGCACAAGCAGGTGGCACAGTTCCTTTGTTAGGTGTTTTTATGGGTTGTAAATATACAGCTCTTGATGGAACTCCAACATGGTCTGCACACTGGCCTGGTTACGCTTCAATTAAAGCAACTACGGAAGCAATAGCTTACGTAGCGGATAATCCGCACGCTTTATTTGTAATAAATGCTGATGGCGCAATGCCTGACGCTGATCGCTTTACAAATGCAAATTTTGTGACAGCACAAGATGGTAACACTACAAGTGGTTTTTCTAATGCCGAATTGGCAACAGCAACCACAGGTAATGGCGCTACCTTAAACTTAAAGATTGTTGATTTTGATGATCAAGCATCAACAGCTTCAGGTTCAGTAGATAAAACAGTAGCAGGTAGGCTGACTGTTTGTAAACTCAACGTTCATTTTATGGACTCAACCGCAGGAATATAGGAGATAGGATATGGCTATTAATAGAGCACAGCTTGCCAAAGAACTAGAACCTGGTTTAAATGCCCTGTTCGGTTTGGAGTACGCACGCTACGAAAACGAAGCTGCTCAAATTTTTGAGCAAGAATCAAGTGATAGAGCTTTTGAAGAAGAAGTTATGTTAGTTGGATTCGGACAAGCTAACGTAAAAGCAGAAGGATCAGCAGTAGGTTTTGATACCGCTTCTGAATCTTTTACTGCAAGATACGTTCATGACACAATTGCTTTAGCATTTGCGTTAACTGAAGAAGCAGTCGAAGACAACTTGTATGACAGCCTTTCAGCTCGTTACACAAAAGCCCTAGCGAGATCTATGGCTTACACAAAACAAGTTAGAGGAGCTAACGTGTTAAATGATGCATTTACAGTTGCAGGCGGAGATGGAGTATCTTTAATTAATACTGCTCACCCAACTGCTCTTGGTGGAAACTTCTCAAACAGAAGTGCTACTGATGCTGACTTAAATGAAACCTCATTAGAACAAGCGATGATTGATATTGCTGGTTTTATCGACGAAAGAGGGCTTAAAATTGCAATGAAGGGACAGAAATTAATTCTTCCTGTTAACTTGCAGTTTGTAGCCGATAGGATTTTAGAATCTACTCTTAGAGTTGGTACTGCTGACAACGACATCAACGCTATGAAAAACATGGGTATGTTACCTGGTGGTTACACTGTTAACCATTATCTAACTGATACTGATGGTTGGTTTGTAAAAACTGATTGTCCTAATGGATTTAAGCACTTCGTAAGAGCTGCCCTTGCTACTGGCATGGAAGGTGATTTCGATACTGGAAACATGAGATACAAAGCTAGAGAGAGATACAGCTTTGGTTACTCAGATCCAAGAGCTGCTTATGGTTCTAACGGAAGTTAATTAAACTAATACTGGATCCTCCCAGATAGAAAAAGGCGGTTGCAAGACCGCCTTTTTTGTTTTACAATAGAGTTCCTAGATTAACAGATTGCATAGACTAGCTAGGTAGACTTTATAGAGACTATGTGATCGATGAGGCTATAACCAAAGGAGATTATTATGGCAAATACTACATTTGACGGACCAGTCAGATCGAAAAACGGTTTTCAATCAATTGGACCAGGAGCAGCAATTGCTCTAACATTAGCTACTAATTTAACAGTAGCAGCTCACGCAGGAAGATTATTAACAATGGACCCAGCGGGAACCCCAACTGCAATCACATTGCCAACAATTAATTCAACGGCTGATAATCCTATTGCAGGACCAGGAAGTGATCCAAGCAATCCAAATACTGTTGGAACTACTTTTGAAATTCTTTTTATAGATGAGTTCACAGGAACAATTTCTACAGATGGAACGGATAAATTTGTTGGTTCCTTAATGGTAGGTGTTAACGATGGTGCAAAAAAAGCTTTTGTACCTGCAGCAGCAAATGATGTTGTAAACTTAAATCGGTGAAGGTACGGGTACTTCAGGTGGTTTAATTGGTTCAAGAGTTAAATTTACTGCTATAGCAGACAATCAATATATGGTTGAAGGTTTATTAATTGGAACTGGCACTGTTGTTACACCTTTTAGTAACTAAGGGAGCTAAATTATGGGTATGATCTTCACAACTGCTGGAACAACAACTTCAACAGTAACCTCAACAGGTGATGTTGCAACGGTTCCCGCTAGAATACTAACTATGTATGCCGTGTGTGCTGGCACAGCAGGTTCTATTGTTCTTAAAGATTCAAGTAGTGGATCGACATTAGCTACTATTGCTACACCTGCCTCAGCTACGGCTACTATAAATGTAGATTTTGGATCAGAAGGTTTAAATTTTACAACGAACCCCCATGCTACATTAACTAATGTAACCTCTGTGTTGTTTGTGTATGGCTGATAAACAGCCACCAAGAAATAAAAAAAATTTCCGCCCCACTAAATCTGGGGCGGGGATGACTAAAGCTGGGGTAAAAAAATATCGTCGAGATAATCCTGGTTCTAAATTAAAAACGGCAGTAACAGGAAAAGTTAAACCTGGATCTAAAGCCGCAGGAAGAAGAAAATCGTATTGCGCACGCAGTGCTGGACAAGCAAAGAAATTTCCTGGAGCAGCTAAAGATCCTAATTCAAGGTTAAGGCAAGCAAGGAAAAGATGGAAATGTTAAATGGGTTATTTCAAGTATCTAGCGTCAATTCCTGTAGTGTTATCTGTATTAGCAGCGGTTTATGGTGCAATTAACTACACAAGTAAACTTACAAATCAAATTGATGAAAGTACAGCCACTATTGCTTTATTAAAATTAGAAGTAGAGAATTTAGAAGAACGTGTTTACGGTGATATAGATAATATACACAGAACTTACACAGACAAGACAGGCAGAAACTCTAAGAACTATGCAGACGCTAGGGAAGAGCTTGTAAAAGAAATGGCCGAAATGGCAACATGGGTAGGTAGGCTCGAGGGAATATTATACGCACTACGCGACGGTTCCTACAAATTAGCATCACAAGCAGAGTACCAGGCGTTAGAAGAATTAGTACGGACAAACACTGATTCATTAAGACAAATAGGATATGATATAAAAGAAATTGAAAGAGTAGCATCGGGCGGTTATTAATGAAATACGAACGTGGGCTACTTGTTTTTTTAATGGTGTTATTAATCATCTGTTGTTTGTTAAGCACTAAAACACAAGCAAGAAATGATTATCTAGGTAGTAGCAACAGCAGTTGTGAGCGAGGTAGAGTTGAACTGTACACAGAACTTAGAGGAACTGATGGTAAAACTATGTATCTAGATGGCGATGGTAATGTTGATAATAATTATAATAGTTATAGTGATGATGTTAATGGAACTGTGGGGCTACGTTTTAGTTGGCCTTTACAATCTACTTGTAATGATGATACTATACAATTACTTCGTGAAAATGATAGACTACGACAAGAACTAGAGCTATTAGCTAATTGTGCTAAATATAAAGACTTAGAACTAGGTGATGAATTTTCTACAGTTCGTGAGTTATGCAAAGATGTAAATAAAAAGGTGGACGATGCAGATTGAATTGTCTTTAAAAAACATTGTTATTGGCGTTGGCCTTATATCGGCTGCATGTGGAAACGTGTTTTATATAGGTAAATTATATAGTGATTTTGAATTGTTTAAAGATGAGATTGCTGTTATTAAAGCAGATCAAAACATATTAGAAGTAAAGCAGGAATTAATGGAATTAAATTATCGCATTAAATCAATTCGTTTTGAAATGGACGGTACACATCAGGAAGATAGATAGAACAGAAATAATAGATGATGTTAGGCTGTGGTCTAAACATTATCTTGAAGTTCCCAATCTTCATTTAGGAGGTGTTCCCGCTTGTCCTTTTGCTAAAAAAGCATGGCAGGATAAAAAGGTTTGGGTATCTGTTAAAAGCAAAGGATCTCAATACAAAAAAGAATTAAATAATCATCTTAAAAATTTAGATTTTTCTGTTTCAGAAATATTGGTATTTTGTGACCCTTATTACAGTTATTCTCCTAATAATTTACATGAAGCTACAGAAGAGTATAATGATAAATACAATTTAAAAGATATATATTTTATGAGTTTTCACCCTCAAAATCCAGCAACTGTAGATGAACAAGAATTTCTTGTAGCTCCAGAAGGTAAGATTCCACAGGTAGATAGTGATTTAAAATATTCTATGATGCTAGTACAAAAGTTCTCGCAATTACAGCAAGCTTCTGATAAATTGCACAAACAAGGTTATTATAATCAATGGCCTAAAGGATACTATCGAGACGTCGTTGTATCTAGAAAAGACAAATACAAAAAGATCAATGGAGGTCTATCATGATGGGTAAAAAGAAAACTGCAAGATTAAGAGGTGGCGGAATGTCTCCTAAGAAAAAAACTGCTAAACTTGCAAAAGGTGGTAAAGCAAATACTAGCCGCATGAATAAACTAGAAGAACTTGGAAGAGTAGATGCTGAAAAAGCTTTTACTAAAAAAGGTAAGAAAAATTTAAAAGCAGAAAAGAAAAGAATTGTAGGAGCTTTAAACAAACGTGGTGGTGGAATAGCGAAGCGTGGTATGGGTATTGCAAAATAACCAATGCCAACTTATGCAAGCACAGCTAATTTTGATTTTTCTATAGATGAAATAGTTGAAGAAGCTTTTGAACGATGCGGTTTACAAGATCGTACTGGGTACCAACTTAGAACCGCTCGTCGTTCTTTAAATCTTCTTTTAGCTGAATGGTCTAATAGAGGATTAAATCTTTGGACAATAAAAAAACAAGAAGCTGCTCTTGCAGCTAATGTTATTTCGTTATCAGGTACAGCATTGTTTGGAAACAATGCAACAGATGCTTCTCAAATCATAGAAATAACAGATGTTGTAATAAGAGATTCAAATAATAATGAATATTCCTGTTCTCCTATTAGTCGTGCAACGTATTTAAACTATACAGTTAAAACCTCTGGCGGAAGACCAACGCAGTATTATTTTGAAAAAACAATTAATCCCACTTTATTTTTATACCCTGCTGCTACAGAAGTTTTTACAGTAGTTTATTATGCAATGCTTAGAATGAAAGACTCTGGTGATTACACTAATAATAATGAAATACCTTTTTCTTTTTTGCCTTGTCTCACGGCAGGTTTGGCTTATTACATATCTATGAAATATGCTCCTGATAGAGTAGGGATGTTAAAACAAGTGTACGAAGAAGAATTTCAAAGAGCTGCAGATACAAATAGAGAAAACGTAAGCTCTCATTTTGTTCCAAGAGTAAACTTTACAGGAGGATCTTACTAATGGCACGATATGCATCAGGAAAATTTGCACTAAGAATTTCAGATAGAGACGGTCAAGCTTATCCGTATAATGAAATGGTACAAGAATGGACAGGTGCTTGGGTACATCAATCTGAATTTGAACCTAAATCACCTTTATTAAATCCAACTAATCATCCAACGGATGCACAGTCTTTACAACATGCTTTACCTCAAGTAGTAAGCACAATAGTTCCACTTGGAAGTTCAGGAGGAGGATCACGATCATCAATTGCTCTTGGAGCAAATGGTTTTTTAAATTCTGTACAAACAATACAACGATTTAACCCTATTCCAGCACCAGGGGCTTATGAATCGGTGCAAGTGCAAACAATGCAACCATTAGGTAGTACAGATCAAGCTAATCAAGATACAAGATTAAATATGAATTTAGGTACAACAACGGTGGTAATTACATGACAACTTTTGCAGAATTACAAACACAGATCAGGCAATATACTGAAACAGATAGTAATGTATTAACAGATACAATTGTTAATGATTTTATATTACAAGCAGAACTTCGTATATTTAGAGAAGTAGATTTAGATTGTTTTAGAGCTTACGAGTTTGCTACTTTAACTGTTGGAAATGAATTTATTCAACTACCTGGTGCAGTTCCTAGCCTTATGTCTTTTGTTCGTTTTGCTACTATTTATGACGGAGCTACAGGACAGACGCCTACAAGAATTAGATTAATACAAAAAGACCAAAGTTACATGACAGAATATTGGCCAAACAGAGATGCTACAGGTATTCCAAAATATTATGCAATGTGGGATCAAGACACAATATATCTTGCGCCAACGCCATCTGTGGCTTATAACATAGAATTAGCTTTGAATCGAAATGAAACAGGGCTTTCCGCAACTAACACAACAAGTTGGGTTAGTACAAATGCGCCACAAGTATTATTATATGCTTGTCTAGTTGAGGCTTTTAAATACCTCAAAGGACCATATGACTTACTTGCACAGTACGAGAAAAGCTATCAAGAAGCCGTACAAAGACTTGCAATAGAACAACAAGGTAGACGAAGAAGAGATGAGTACCAGGATGGTGTCATTAGGCTTCCTTTACCATCACAACAACCATAAACAGGAGATTAATTATGGCAGCAACACAAGCATTATGTAACTCTTTTAAAGCAGAGTTATTAAAAGCTTTTCATAGTTTTGAAGCTTCGGGTGGAAGTGCTTTTAAATTAGCATTATACACTTCGAGTTCTTCACACAACGCACAAACAGCAAATTACACAACAGGTAATGAAATTGCAAACACATCTGGTTCTGCTTACGTAGCAGGCGGATATGCTTTGACTAACATTGGTGTAACAGGAAGTAACACAACAGCTACTTCTTATGTTGATTTTCAAGATGCCGTGTGGAGCAATGCGAGTTTTACAGCAAACAGTGCCTTGTTATATAATACAACAGCAAATGGAGGAAGTAACACAACAAACGCAGTTTGTGTTCTAGCTTTCGGTGCTGATTATACAGCATCAAATGGAACTTTTACTGTTCAATTCCCAGCAGCAGGAACTAGCACAGCTATTTTACGAATATCAGGTTAAAGGATCATTATGGCGTTTATCGTTAATGATCGTGTAAAAGAAACCACGACTACAACAGGTACAGGAGCCGTTACTCTTGCTGGTGCAGTCACAGGTTTTGAAACTTTTGGTACAGGTATTGGTGCGTCCAATGTCACTTACTATACTATCGCTCATCAAACAGCGAATGAATGGGAAGTTGGTGTCGGTACATTAAACGCTGGTTCGACAACACTTACAAGAACTCAAATTATCTCCAGTTCTAATAGTGATGCCGCAGTTAGTTTTGCCGCAGGTACGAAAGATATATTTTGCACATTACCCGCTTCAAAGGTTAGTGTACCTCAAGCAGAAGTATATGGATCATCAAGTAATCCAATTTTAATTAATGTTACCGTAGCTGCTAAGTCAGCATATCATCCTTACAATGGTACAGGATCAAGTAATGGTTATTTATTAAATGGTATGGAGTCTCCAGCTTTTAATTTTACAGGAGCTGATGCAAGTAACAGATACTACTATAAGTTTGATCAATCAAATTCAAGTAACACAGGACACCCTTTATTATTTTATTTAGAAGCTGCAAAAACAACAGCATACACAACAAACGTAACAACATCAGGTACACCTGGTCAAGCAGGAGCCTATACACAAATTCTTGTTGATGTTAACACACCAAGTGTTTTATATTATCAATGTTCTGCTCATGCTTACATGGGTAACTTTGTTAAAAATACAGGCAGTAATTTTAATGGCGCTGTTAGTGTAACAGGAAATTTAACAACAACAGGCAGTGCAACAGTCGGTGGTGATTTAACAATCACTGGTGATGACATTGTAATGACAACAAATACCGCAGGACATTTACTTGTTGCTGACGGAAATAATTATAATCCTGCCGCTGTATCAGGTGATGCAACACTAGCAGGAACAGGTGCTTTAACACTAGCTAATTCAGGTGTAACAGCAGCATCCTACACTAACACAAGTTTAACAGTAGATGCTAAAGGAAGATTAACAGCAGCATCATCAGGAACCGCAGGAGCGTCAGCGGGCTTTGCCATTGCAATGGCCGTGGCCCTCTGATATAAAGATAGCATATGGCACAAAATTTTAGAAGATATACATCAAACGCAGTAGGAACAAGTCCAGCAACTATAGTTACAGCTAACTCTTATGACACCATTGTTGGTATTTCTGTATCAAATATTTTAGGATCTACAATTCTTGCAGATGTTTATATTAATGATGGAAGTAATGACATTTACTTAGTTAAAAATGCGCCCATCCCTAGCGGCGGTGCTTTACAAGTATTAGCTGGCGGAGCAAAATTTGTTATGCAAGCTAGTGATGTTTTAAAAGTTAAATCAGATACAGCTTCTTCCGCAGATGTGTGGGTTTCAGCAGTTGATGATATAAGTACATAAGGAGGATTAATTGCCTTACATCGGTAACATACCTGCAGAAAAATACGCTAGTTATGATGTTCAACACATAACAACAAGTGCAACATCGTCGTATGTGCTGGATAAAAATGTTGCTAATGAAAACGAAATTAGAGTTGTTCTTAATAATATAGTTCAACAACCAGGATCATCTTACGCTTACACAGCATCAGGAAATACATTAACATTAAGTGCAGCAACAACTTCAAGTGACACGTTGTATGTAGTCTTCACAGGAAAAGCTGTACAAACTGTAACACCTCCACCATCGAGTGTAGGTTTATCTCAGTTAAATGCAACAGGATCACCAGGAACAAATACGTTTCTTAGAGGCGATAACTCTTGGGCTACACCAAGTGATATTGATACTGATACAGTTAGACCTAATGCAATGCCGTTAGTAATAAATGGTTCAATGGCCGTGGCCCAACGAGCAACAAGTGCTACAGGACTTACAAGTAGTGGATATAATACAGTTGATAGATTTAAAACAAACATTTCTGGTCTTGGCACTTGGACAGAAACACAAGAAAGTTTAACGAGTGGAAACGCATATACAGATGGGTTTAGTAATGCTTTAAAAATAGACTGCACAACAGCAGATGCTTCTCCTGCAGCTAGTGATAGATTATATTGGACTTATAGGTTTGAAGGTCAAGATCTTCAATTACTTAAAAAAGGAACAGCTAATGCAGAAAAAGTAACTGTATCTTTTTGGATTAAAGCAACTAAAACTGGAACAAATATTTTAGAATTATATGACAATGATAATGTAAGAGATGTTTCAGCAGCTTATACAATTTCAACTACCAACACATGGGAGCATAAAGTAGTTTCGTTTCCAGCTGACACAACTGGCGTTTTAGATAATAACAATGGAAGTAGTTTATATATTATATGGGCATTAGGTGCTGGAAGTAATTATACAAGTGGTACTTTAAATACATCTTGGGCAAATAATGTAAATGCAAATAGATATGTTGGTCAAGTTAATCATGCTGACAGTACATCAAATAATGTTCATATAACAGGTGTTCAAATGGAAGTAGGCGAGTACACCTCAGCAACTATACCATCTTTTCAATTTGAAGGTTTGGGAGAAAGTTTATTAAGATGTCAAAGATATTTTAGAAGTTATGGTGGAGGTGATGCTTATGAACAAGTTTCAGTTGGTTATACAACAGGAGCTCAAGGATCAACTTTTATTGATTTTAGTTCTCCAGTAATGAGAGCAACACCAACTATGTCTTTAGGGACTATTGGAAATTGGAAAATTTATTCTAATGGTGCTGGTTATACTTGTTCTGGTAATCCAGGTGCATCTGATCCCACACCTCGTAATATGAAATTATTAACAGATCATGCAAGTGGTGCTACAGCAGGTCAAGGTGCTATGCTTCAAGCAAATGGCACAACTAATGCAAGATTAACATTAGATGCGGAGTTATAAATGATAGTTACACAAGCAAAATATTTTCAACATGATGGTAGAAATACATCTATTCAAGCAACCATTAATGAAGTTGATGTGTGTGTGCCACTAGATGAAGATAACACAGACTACCAAGCTATTCAACAATGGGTAGCAGATGGTAATACAATCGAGGAGGCTGATTAATGGCCAACAGTAAAGTAGGATTAACCACAAACGCTATAACAGGAGTTCTTCCTGCAGCGAACGGTGGTACGGGAAACGCTAACGGTACACCAAGTGTAGCGGTTAATTTAGCAGCTTCTGGTGCTGGTGGTGTAACAGGTAATTTACCTGTTGGTAATCTTAATGGTGGCACAAGTGCAAGTTCATCTACTTTTTGGAGAGGTGACGGAACTTGGGTAGAACCTTCAGGGGGCAGTTTTGTTCAAACAGCACATTATGCTTGGAATAGTGGAGATACTACAGCAACAGTTCAAAATTGTTTTAATGCAACATATAGAAACTATTTTATAGTTTTTACAAGATTTCAACTTGGAACAAACGATGAAGAATTTCATTTTAAACCTGTAAATAGTAGCGGTAATTCAGAAAGTGCAAACACTTATACCGCACAATCAAGAAATTATACAGGAAGTGGAACAGGTACAGCCGAGTGGGATGGCTCTAATAGTAGCCATATTAAAATAATGAAAAATCAATCAAGTGGTGCAGGTAAATTTATTAGTGGTCATATGTATTATTTTGACCCTATGGACACAACTGATGGCATTAAAGGTTATACTTGGATGGCAAGAGCTAGAAAAGAAGGTGGTTATACAGGTTTAGTTTATGGTGGTGGGGGAAACGCAACAACTACAGCCTATACAGGAATAAAAATAACAACATCAAATGGAACAATTACGAATGGTTTATTTACTGTTTACGGAATTGTTAATGGGAGTTAATTATGGTTTTAACTAAAACTTTTTATGACACAAATACAGGAGTTAAAACTCAATCAGATTTATCTAGTGAAGAATTAAATGAAATTACAGCTTGGAAAAATAAATCTGCTGAAAGAAAATTAGAACAAATAAAAGAAATGCGATTACAAAAATTACAAGAAACTGATTGGATGGCTATGTCAGATAATACAATGTCTAGTGATTGGATTGCAAAAAGACAATCATGGAGAGATATTCCGCAGAATAATAGTACAGAAGCAGAGTACGAAGCACTATTAACAAGAGATGAAATTACATATAACTTAACACATTCAATTTGGAGTAAACCATAATGCCATACGTAGGAAGAGATTTAAATGTAGGTGATAGAATTAAACTATCCGTGACTGGATCAACACCAGCAACAAGTTTTGTATTACAAAATGCAGGAGTAAATTATCAAGCATCGGCTTCAACCAATGTTATTGTTTCTGTTGGTGGCGTTGTTCAATCACCAGGAGTAGCTTATCAAATTAATGGTAGTACTCTTGATTTCTTAGGTGTATCCGTAGCGGCAGCCGATATTGATTTTGTTGTAGCAATGGGTCAAAGCGTTGATGTAGGCACACCCTCAGCAGGAACCGTAGATTCAACTAAATTATCAACGAATTTTTATGTAGAAAATCCTGTCACATATAGTAATATATCTATAGTTTCTGGAAATAATGCAATGGCTGCAGGACCAATAACAATCTCAGGAACAGTAACAGTTCCTTCGGGATCAACCTTTACGGTGGTATAATGAGCGAGATTAATGTTAACAAGATAGCACCTTCAACGGGAACAAATGTTACCTTAGGTGATTCATCTGACACATTTAAAGTACCATCAGGTGTAACACTAGATGTAGAATCTGGTGCAACTTTAGATGTAACAGGAGCAACAGTCTCAGGACTAACAAGCACAACAATAAATAACAATGCAGATAACAGAGTTATTACAGGTAGTGGCACAGCAAATACTTTAAATGGTGAAGCCAACTTAACTTATAATGGAACTATATTAGGTGTAGGTGGTACTGGAGATTTAGGTGTTGGAGTTCATATTAAAACTGCTGATAGTGGTGGTGGTGTAGAAGCAAATGCAGATGAATTAGTTGTTGAAGGGTCTGGAAATTCTGGATTAAGTATTTTATCTGGTACTTCTAATGTTGGTGCAGTTCATTTTAATGATAGTGGAGGTAATGAAAGAGGAGCTTTTAAATACAATCATGCGGCAGACCAAATGCAATTTAAAGTAGCAGGAAATTTAGTAGCAACTTGGGCTGGCAGTGAAGTTGTTTTTAACGAAAATTCTCTTGACCAAGGTTTTAGAATTGAATCAAATGGCAAAGCTAATTTGTT